TCCAAAGAGCAGAAAAGAGATCTCTACACCTCGCTTCCTCATCACCTTGATTGAGCCGAAGCTCGAGGAAATCCATGATATCTGCGTGCCATGGCTCCAAGTACACGGCGATACTTCCCTTACGTCGACCAGCCTGGTTTACATATCGCGCAGTGGCATTAAATACCCTTAACATTGGAATAATACCATCAGATTGACCGTTCGTTCCTCGAATCTTAGCCTTATTAGCTCTTATGTCGTGGATGTGCATCCCGATCCCTCCGGCCCACTTACTAATCTGTGCAGCTTCAGTGAGCGTACCATAAATACCGTTAATTGAATCTTCTTTGCTCGCGATCAGAAAACAAGATGACATTTGTGGTCGAGGAGTACCCGCATTGAATAGGGTTGGAGTAGCATGGATAAACATACCCTGACTCATTTTATCATACGTTTCGATCACGGATGGGACGTCCCTCCCATGAATGCCTATAGCGACACGCATGTACATGTACTGCGGTGTCTCTACTAACTTTCCATCGACGCGTTGAAGATAACTCTTTTCGAGAGTCTTCAAACCGAAATAACCAAAGTCAAAATCACGATCAGATTTAATAAACTCTTTGACCTTTTGTGCGACTTCGACGACTTCATCGGTGATAATACCAGCCTTGTGAAGTTTTCTCATGGCGAGATGGAAGTTGTTTGGACAGACCTTTTGAATATTACTCGCTATGATACGCGTGGCTAAAATTTCATAGTCTGGTTCCGATGTAATCAAACCAATACAAATTTCGGCTGACAGAATATCAATCTCTTGGGTAGTGATGTTGTCGTACATAGAAGAGAAGACTTGTTGAGCTACCTTGGACGAATCACAATTTTCGGAAAGTCCGTACGTTAAGTTCTTGATCCTGTTGGTGACATTATCAAAGCGCATATCCTCAACACGACCTGAGCGTTTAACAACCCTCATATATCTACTGTTCTAATTTTATTTTTAACTTAATTGCGCTCGAGATCCTTGCTCCTAACAGGCACGGGTCCCGCAATTTCCATTTGACGGTTCGGTTGAAGAAGGTAGGTGTTCACAAAAAATGGTCCGGTCTCACCCGCCTTTGCAACTGGAGCGTACGATCCTATGAAGCACTCTGGGGGTTTGCACCTAATTTCTTCCTCCTTTTTCAAAGTTGGATGTTCAGCATAAGCTTCGTCAAAGTCAGCAGCGTTCAGCATTTACTATCTACATATAATTTTTTTCGGCGAGTATATTAAATGAGTGACAATCTTCACCTCAACTCCATCAAGCAAACTAAGACTCCATTGAATTCGCTATTCTTTTCTGAGTTCAATACGAATCTTCTTCAGAGGGGTATTCGTCAGGCCTTCAAGAATAAGACTGGTATAGCCATAGATTATCAAAACCCTGATGACCTTTATGGTATCATGCGCGTTGTCTTCATAAACAACTCCGGTGATCCTCACAACGAAGTAAACAAACAAGTTCGATTCATGAACGAACGGGTCATCGAAACCGCTTTAAGTCAGATTCAGACGGGGGTGTCGCAATATATGGCCTATGCTCAAGAGATCGATACGACTCGAACATTACTCGACAGACCTGTAAATACGAGCACAGTTGGTAACAAGATTGAATCAAATAATAAGATCGGCATCAACTAATATAAAGTTTGGGTTCAATAATAACGTAAGTATGAGTCTTAACTATTACAAAACAGAAACTGAAAAAGTATGTAAACAAAAGGGTTGGGATAGGGCTACGGTTGATACTGTATGGCTCTTGCTAACTGAAGAAGTTGGAGAATTGGCTTCGGCGATTCGACAATATAAGAAGACATTCAAGAAGACAGGACTTAAGAAGGATCGAGGTACAGATGTCATGATGGAAATGGGTGATGTTTTTAGTTATTTATTTCAATTGGCGCATATGTTGAATGTAGATCTTGATAAGATGTGGGAAGAACATAGAACTAAAATACATGATAAGAAATATTATCTGAAGTAATAGTAATTATGAGTTCGTACATGCTCAACGATAAAGATGCCATCGATGACGTCAACCCCTTTGTCACACATGATTTTTCCTTACCAGGGGGTGTGAGACAAAGTGGTGAATTTGAAAGTTTTTCAGCGACTATCGAACCTACTATATGTACTTCCGTTCACACCGATGAACGAAGTGTGTATTGTGATTTTGGGTTGTGTAGCACTCAAGAATCTCCGGAAGTTTTTGATAGAACCGTTCACCCTAGGAGGAACATAGATTCGGGATTCACATGTCCTCCGAGTAAGAAGACTTCTGTAAAAGTTGGCGTCGCGAAAAATAAGCGACTTCCTCTTTTTGGTATGTTCTTAATCGTACTCTTCATACTTCTGATTCTATTATATTCAGGACGGTAAAGAAATAATCGAGTCGATCATCATCGTCGCACTCCTGAATCACATCAGATAAATGCTTTTTACAAAACTTTTTGACGAAATCCACTTGCCAAGCACTGTTCATGTTTATAATCGGTGGCTGGAATGTGGAATCCAAAATCTTACTCGAATGTGCTAGACGTACGTAAATGTCTGCATCATAGTCGTAAGAAAGAATGTTTTCGAGCGCCAACTCAGCCATCTTTCGTCGAACCTCCGTTGTCTTCTTGACCATGGTATCTAAGAACTTGACGTAAGGAATGGAGTGTTTCTTAGATTTTAGTACTTCCCAATGTGCCGTGGGTTCAGTGTTTATAAAGTCAACGTACGTTTCGTATTTTTTATTATTCTTCACGTATCGATCGTACACTATCTCTACGTATGACATATTCGAATCAACATCAAAAACAGAGGTGGCGCTTTTTATAAAAGAGGTCATGTGATAATAAAACGATTTTATTCTTTAAGATACCTAAGTCGACAGACCCCTACATCAAAATCATGTTTTATAAACGCAAAAATGTATTCATCAATCGCGAACAATAGCTTTTCTTATCTCCTCACATTGGATGAGTTTAGAAAAGCTTTACCAGAAGGACTTAAACCTTCATGGATAAAGATCACGACAATCACCATGATTTCAAGTTTCGTTCAAAGTATTGACATAAAAAAACTTCGCACCATTTTCGAAGAACTTGGTTCTTACACACTGAAAAGATCGGGTTCCAAAAGCGATGGTGGGTTTCAGTGGAAACTGAAACCAACGACGTTTTATAATCAGATTACACTGACATATCATGACAACTACAGTACGAAATCTGTGAAGGTTTTTCCTAATGGTTCCATCCAGGTGGCGGGATGTTGCGACTTGTTTGATTGTAAGCGAATCATAACTCAACTCACATACATTTTCAAGAAATTTCTGAACTTTGAAAATGGCATCCCAGAAGACTCCTTTAGAGTGGTTATGATTAATTCCAACTTCAGTCTGAACTATAACATCAACCTCATGAAAGTGGCGGAGTGGTTCGAGGCGTACAAAGACATATTCAAGGTATCATTTGAACCGGACAGGTACAGCGCAGTTAAGGTTAAGTTCAAACCAGCGAATGACATGAAAGAAATTACTTGCAGTATATTCAGTACTGGTAAAATCATAATCACCGGTGCAGAAACACTCAAAGAAATTGCATTTGCTTACAACATCATCAACCAGCACATCAACGAAAACCCAGACATTCGTGTATCTCGAACTCAGGAAACAGATGTATTCAACACATTTCTTGGGTACAAGTGTGAACCTTTTATCGATCTTCTCAGACAAAAAGGTTTTAAATCTTGGGTACAGACCGTTAATAATAGACAAATTAATTTCTAACTTTATAGTAATTAAGATGTCGCAGCGACTTGGTATGGCCGATGGACGCTGTTTCACTGTGAACTCCTCAGCTCAGCTTTTTAACAACTACGTCATGAAGCAGAATGGTATCTCTTTCGAGGACAACTACTCGTACCGCCAACTTCTTCAAAAGTCTGGTCCCGAGCTCTTCGACAAGATCACCAAGGGAACTCAGCCTAGTAATGGTCCCTGTGTAGACTGTGATAAACCCCTTTCGGATACTTCCGATATATATTAACGTGTGATAAATATCAAAAAAAACTTTAATACCTTCTTGTAGAATGTCCACATGTTCCATATGTCTAAATGAAGTTCGTTGCACGAGGACAAATCCTCCGATTCGATGTGGACATATGTTTCATTCCCACTGTCTACAAGAATGGAAAAATCAGGGTAAGAATACGTGTCCGGTGTGTAGAAAGGTTTTTGATGCTACACAGTTTAAAATTATTGTGACGATACACAACAATTATACGGCTGTATCTAATTCTGTGTCTTTGAATGAAGAGTCCATATTTGATGTTCTCGATCTATTTGACATTACGTTTGATGTCGAAGATGCCCCAGATTTAGACAGTATTCTCGCTGACTTTGGGATGGGTCTTACCGACTTTGATTCCACTATTCTTGACGCAGAATGAACCACAATATAGTTCGTAGTTTAGGGTTTGGTAGTCTCTTGAAGATTTTCGAGGGTCTTTTATTAACTTCCCCCTCGCATCGACTAGAAGTGGACCTGTAGCCCAGCCACGTTTGTGAGAGAAGATATTGGCTTTGAATATGATACGTTTGCCTACCTGAAACCTACCCGCTCTCTTAATCCTTGAAATGGGTACCCTAAAAAAGCTGGCTACAGATTTAACAGTGTCACCGTTCTTTATTTTATATTCAATAACGCCATGTTGTTTATAGAAATGGAAATCCCCTTGTCGAATATAATTTGTAGGTCTTCCAGGTGACACAAACATCATTACCTTATAGTAACCTTTTCGACACTGTTCTTCTGCTTTAGCGCGGTACACCTTTTTAGGGTTGTCGGATATGACGCGCTTGGGTAATTCTTTACAATTTGTGTACGTGTGGTTACGATTTGATAAACCAGATCGGTCACCTGG